GGGAATTCCCAAGGGACGCTCTGCATGCAGTCGTGGCATCAGGAGATGAGGGACACCCTAAGGTATGCCCTTGAGGCCCAGCCGCACCCGGTGATTAATGAGCGGGTATGGATTCCCTGCGATGTCTGTGCTTGTATCGGTTGCTCAGAAGGCAACTGCTGCGAGCATGAGCACATATGATAGGAATGATAGAAAGGATGAAAAGAGATATGGAAAACAACTATCACGCATCGTGCGTTGTGGAGCTTAATGGCACGAAAATCCGTGTCGTGCAGTCGGATAGGACTTGCACCTCAATCAATGACGAAACCGGGGAGCCGTATTTAACGCTCCAGCTCAACGCTCCGCAAGACCCTGGCCCCAAAAATTTCTGGGTGACACACGGAACACGGTCCGGAGATCTCTACGCTTTGCTAGTGCAAGAGGGGCTGATTGAAAAATCAGATAAACAGCTTTCTCTTCCTGGGACGCATGCGATTGCTGTAAGGCTAAGGTCAAGGGAAGAAATTAGGGACAAGGAGTAACGTATGAAACACCAACACCTTGATGGCCATATCCACGTTGACTGTCCGGATAGCGCCTACGGAACAAGATATTCCGCGTGCTCTTGTTGCAATGGTTTTCTTGACGATGTAAAGAATAATGTATACGAACTGCAGCAATCAGCCCGTGAGAAAGGTTTGTGCCCGGGTTGCGGAAGCGACTGGTGTGCTGGCGGCTGTGACGATGAGTAGAGTCGCAATTGATCTGATTATCACCACCGTGATTGGTGGTATACTTTGGGTACTAGCCTCGTTTGTAGGCCTGGTGTAGATGGAGGGTTTATGGGTTTTATTTTCCTAGGAATCGCTTTATTGGCAATTTTCATCTCTGCTATTGGGGAATTCCGACGTCGTAATTCTTCTTCCAGCAGGACCGCTTACGCGAAGACAAAGCGCACGATACGTGTCAAGGACCGGCGCGGAAAGTAATCCGTGCGAAGCTTGCAAAAGACGCCCGAGAGCCACTTGGGGGTCTGCTCGCATTGCGGCGTGATTAGCCGAGTCTGGGACTATGGCACCCTTCCGCCTGACGCTAAATTCATTTGCGCCCCGTGCATTCAGGCGGTGATTGACCAATCTGGACCGAGGGGGGATAGCTCAGTCGGTTAGAGCACCGAGCTTATATCTCGGCGGTCCCTGGTTCGAGTCCAGGTCCCCCTACCAATCCTCTGTGTATAAGACTGATCCAATGATCAAGGCAAACGCGCAAATCATTATCCAAATAATTGCCTCGACCATTAATACCTCCCGGCGCAATAATGCTGCCGTACCTTGCGGCGCTTCATGCGAATGATTCCCATGCGCCTTGCTCGCTCTTTGACGCATTTGTAATTTTCTGCGGAGTGCCGAATGGCTGCATCTAGCTCTTTCGTGTTCATGTACTCCTGAGCTAGCCGAATATACTTTGACGCCCACTTCTGCGTGTGGTTCTCGTTTGACCAGATATGTGCCATCTCATGAAGGGCCGTGTCAATGTCCTTCGCGCACAATACCATTTCTGCATCGTCTGAGTAGGTGTATCCCATTGGATGGTAGTGTCCGTAGCGGGTTCGTTCCGGGTCATGATGATGAATTCTGACAGTCTTTACCTTGATATTAAATTCACCTTTTGCTCGGGCGATAAGCTGAAGCGACCTCTTCCACGGGGCCAGGGAAGATTTAGGCATGTCAATTGGTACGACCAGCTCAAACGGGAGTTCGTTATACCACCTCATGACTTGCCCCTTTTCTTCTTGGCGCCACACGTTGGGCAAAGCTCCCCCTCGTCCCCCTCGTTGCTATTAAGCTTCTGCAGGAGCTTCTGGATGTCGTCCTGATCAAATGCGGTGTCGAGCAGGTAGTCGTTCGCGTCCGCCTCCTGAAGCAACTCAAGCAACGTGTGGTCGTTCCAGCTCGCTAGGTCGGCCGTCTTGTTGTCCGCTAGAAGAATGGCCCTAGCGCGCTCGTTATCGCAATCAACCCAGTACACTGGCACTTCTTAATGCCACAAATCTTTGCGGCCTCAATGCGATGATTTCCGGCAAGGATATAGCCGCTCGACTTCTGTGCAACGACAACACCAAACCAGCCATTCTTTTTGATGCTCGTGACGATAGCCCCAATATCACCTTCCCGAGGATTTTCGGGATGGTGTGCCAGGCTGTCTATTGACTCCATTTTGATATCCATTAGTCCTCCAGGCATAGGGCGCGCGCATGTGGTATGCTCGCATGAGAAACAGATTAGCCGAAGCTGACTAGACATACAACCGGCAAACAGATTGTGAGCGCAAAGGAGGGGTTGCAATGTATAAGTTTAAGCAAGAAAAGAATAAGTCAATAGACAATGCCCTAACCAGACTCCAGGCTTCGCTGACGAAAGACCAGCAAATCTGGACAATTGAACGCGCCTCTAGCCACTGGGGCGTGACTGTAATCTCCGACCCGGACAAGGAGAAAGACCCCGATGACAGGTACGTCGCAATAGCCTACGGGAGATCAAACTCCCTCTACTCCGCCATCTCAATTGCAACTGTCGAGATATCAAAATACAATCATCAACGTGCGGAAAAGAGCACAGCTGGCGCCGCATTTGAGTCAAAGTCAAATAATAACAGTATAGACTAACAATATGGCGTTGGTTATGGTGTCTGCGGAGGTAGCAATGAAGCGACCGGCAACACCAGCCTATGATCGACTTTGGACAACTGCGGTTGCGTTGGCCGTGTCTCTTGTTCTCCTCTTCCCAATTATTAGGCCGATAAGCCTTGTAACTAGCACGCCGTATGTTGCCCCAAATTACGCCAGGGACAACTGGAGGACTGAGCTACCACCACCAACTATCAAGAAGATACAAGGATTGGCCACGTGGTATGACGCAAGCAAGAATGGCGCATGGTACACCAGGAAGAGCGAGTGGGGTAAGCCTGTTGTGTTTTACGCGGCGGCAGGCCCGGCACTGCGAGCCATGATTGAGGAGCTGGCCGGAGAAAATATTAAGTGGGGGGTTAGCACTTGGACTGAAATGGCAAAGTCCTCGGATCGCCCTAGGTTCCTTATCACTTCTAAAAAGACCGGGAAGTCTGTTATTATTATTGCAACTGACTGGTGCGGATGCCAGGGACGAGCTTCCAGCAAAACCGATACTCGCGTCGTTGACCTCTCACCAGATGTATGGGCCGCGCTTGGCGTGGACCTTGGGCTCGGGGTAATGCGCGTAACGATAGAAGTAATAAAGGATTAGTGTAATGGCATCATACGACTTTAAATGCGAGAAGTGCGACGTGATTAAAGAGGTTGTTCGCCCTATGGCCGACGACAGCAAGGTCATGTGCGAAAAATGCGATGTTGAGATGTGGCTTATATTTTCTAGTCCTAAGATTGCTTACAAGGGTTCCGGATGGGCCTGGCAAGAAAAGATTCCTCAGCAGACCGATATATTTATTGGCTCTCCTGATCCTTCCAAAAATCAGTAAGCTCGCCCTGTAGGGATCGAAGAGCTCTGGCTGGATTCTCCCCAACTCCTCGGACCGAACTTAGTCCGTCAGGGAACATTTCAGCGATGTAGCGCTTCTCTTCGTCAGCTTCGTCGTCGGTAATCATTTGCACCATCTGCCATGATTCGGTTACTCGAATTTCTTCCGCCAGAGAAAACCATGAGCAGTTCATGCAATCTTTTGGATCTTGCTTCATTCCAAACTGGTAAAGCTTTCCCTCGTGAACCGCATCGATTGCGCTGTGCACACATCGTGGCTCTTGGTTCTCGATGATTTTCAATTCAGTATCCATTGGCCCGTCACCCCTTCATCCGTCGCCCTTACCCCCCCCGAGGAAATCGCATCCTAACAGGTCGGAATCGCTGCGTCAACCTGAAGCACAATGCAACGGCGAGCACGCTTTTGTAATGATTTGACCAGCCCCCCACCTATGTAACTAATAACAAGATATTGGCCCAGATCCCCAGATTCCTGAGCCCCCCATCCCCCCCCTCCTTAAAGGTTCCCCCCCCTTCCCCCAAAAACGGGGGCGGCGCACGCAAAAAAATGGTGTATGCTGTCCGTCCCGGAGGTGAAAGTGGGAAAGCAATCACGACGAAAGCAACTGAGAAAAGAGCACGGAGCTGCCCCCCAGACCGCGCCAATCTCTTTACTTTCAATAACTCCGATCATCGACGGGAAAGTAAATCATGGATATGTCAATTCACTTCTGGGGATTCAGCGGGCCTGCGAAAGAATCGGCATACCATTTAATTGGTCGTTTGTAATCGGAAATTCAATGCTGGTTGCAGCTCGCAATCGATGCGTCGCAAAATTTATGGAAGAGGCGACCGCGACACATATGCTTTTCCTTGACGCAGATATTTCGGTGCAATGGGAAGGAGTTATGGCCGCGCTATCCTCCGGCAAGGATATCGTGGCGCTCCCATGCATCAAGCGCAGTGTTGACTGGGAACGAGCAGTTGCTTTGGTTAGATCAAGGCCTGACGTTGACGCCGCGGCAATTCAGTCGGTTCTTGGACAGCCAAACTTTATTCTTGACCCTGATGCCCCTTTGCCAAACGAAGAAGAGGCAATGCTTGGGCTCATGGAGGCAACGCATGCTGGCACCGGGTGCATGGTTATTTCCAGGCGGGCCTTGGAGAGGTATGCGCGTGCATTTCCAGAACGGTGGTACTATGAATATGTAAACGGAAAAAAGACCAGGACCATTGAATACTTCAGGTACGGCAGGAGAGATGAAACTTTCATTGGTGAGGACTACACTTTTTGCGACGACTGGAGATCAATAGGTGGTAAGGTGTTTGTGAAGGTTGACGGAGAGACATCGCATAGCGCAGAAATCAGCTTGCGGTACGATCTACAAGCGCTTCGCGCGCTGGCATCGGAGGAGTAATGGACCTGACAACGGGAATCATAATTTTCGGCGCAGGATTTTTCTTGAGTGGACTGATAGTCTCGTCTGGCGCAACGGTCAAGATTAACGAGGCACGAAGGAAGGGATGGATCGAGGGCGTATCGGACATTGGAGCCATTGAGATGCTGCACCGGCACCTGCACGCAAATCAAGAAACTGCAGGAGAAGAGGCAAAGGCTCCGGTAAAGCCACAACGCGCACAAGGGAAGAAGCTCAACTGATGGAGGGGATCAAGAAGCTTCTGGTTGTAACCCCGAGCCTCGACGGCAAAGTGAGCATCGAATACGTCTCTTCTTTGGTCGGGCTTAAGAGTCGACTTTTTGAAAACAAAGTAAATTGCAGCGCAAGGTTCCACAAAGGAAACTCTATTCTGTTTAGCGCCAGAAACCACCTGATGCAGGACTTTATTGAAAGTGATGCCGAGGCCGTGCTGCTGGTTGACGCTGACATTACCTATCAGCCAACTGACGTAGTAGACGCACTCAAGGTTCTTGGTGACTCAATTATTGGATTCCCCTGTTCCAGAAAATTCCCGCAATGGGAGCGAGCAATAAAGTTCGTTAGGGACAACCCCGGTTTCCCGGTTGAGCAGATTACTTCAATCCTCGGAGACGCAAACTTTGGAATTGAAAACGATACCGTCCAGCCAGACGACAACGGGCTAGTAGACGTTCCATGGATCGGCACTGGTATCATGCTGGTTAGTAGGGGTGCCATCCAGAAAATTATGGATCACGACCCTTCAGCCGTGTATTACTCGGAAAAGAAAGAGCGACTTCTTTATAAGTTCTTTGGCTACAGGTTTGACGAGCTCTCGCTGACCTATTCGGGAGAGGACGTTGGATTTTGCATGTTGGCAAAAGAGGCAGGGGTAACCCTAAAGGCAAAGATTGATGCCAAGACTGGCCATGTTGGGTTTATCGATATGTATTTTGATGCCATGGCGGTCAGCGACATGTCAAAGTACGTCAAGAATTCTTAAAGCGAGACTCCTGCATCGGGTAGGCATAGACCAGCCAGCTCGATTTGATTTCACGACCGGGAATTGCAGCCCCCTCAGCAACTGGAACATATGCAACAACATGATCCATCTTTCCAAGCTTCCTCAGGGAGCCGTGGATTGTTTCTGGGGTTGTTAGTATAACTTCGTCAAACTGGGGGAGAATTTGTTTCCCGGACCAGTCCATCATCGTGGAGCTAAGGTCATCGCCAAAATCAATCCCAACAATATACGGATCTGGCAAAATCACGGTTGTGAATTCTTCGTCCGCTCGAATCCCAAGGCCGTGCAGTATAAATGAAACGCGCTGCTTACTAATTCCGTACATCCTGCCAATATCATTGGCGGTATATCCTTCAAGGAAGAGTGCGCAAATTTCCTGATTGCGCTCTTCTTTCTTAGACCTCACGGCAAACTTCGCAGGTCAGAACCCACCGCTCGTGCTCGTAGCACGCAACGTATACATCCTCGCAAACTTCACAAACGCGCTCCGCCAGAGCAAGGCCGCATATGTCTCCGCACTCCTCTTCGGCAGGTTCAGCATTTTCGTCAAAAGGTACGTATTCTGCAATCATCTCGACTTGCTCGTTTCTGCGTTGACAGATGGGGCACACTTCTTGTGGTACTGGCGCATGGTCGAGCGCTTAGATGCAGAGCCTTCATACCAGACATGAAGCCATGAGGCAATGTCGTTAGACATAATGGCTGCCTCGCACTTGGCGCAGCTGTGCCTGGTCGAAACAACCCGCGGTGGCGCTGACTTGGTTGCGGTCTTTACATTATTCTTTACAGACATATAACCTCTCCATACCGGGACCATGCCCGAGCAATTAGGGTATGCCCAGGAGCTGCCCGGGTCAATCTTGGTGCAATCTACAAGCCTTGTGGTATAGTCCAGTCATGGAATCATCCACCCCGCCAAGCCAAAAGGCTTCGGCAATCTGGTACCTATGGGCATCGGCGTTTAATGTGCTCATCACCCTGTCCCCACGATGGATCGATGATGAAGAGCCCTACGCCGTCATGTTTGGCGGGCAGAACCCAGAGGGAGAGTTTGTCCGGCTATCTGAGCTTGAGGCACAGTGGCTTATGGACATGAAGTACAGGAGCGTAAATGTCTAGCATGTTGCTTATCGTTCCAAGCCGAAAGAGGCCAGAGTCGTGCGACCAGCTGCTTGAGGAATTCAAGAAGACTTCTGAAATTGCAGAAATAATATTTGGCCTAGACGACGATGACGAGTCTCAATACTCCGACGAAGTGTTGGCTAGGGCCGAAAAAAACCCAAGGCTTCGCATGGGCGGAACGCTTAACCTCATAGCGGCCAGAAACGCCGATAAATATGACTACCTAGCATTCATGGGGGATGACCATAGACCAAGGACTGTGGGCTGGGATAGGACCCTTGCCGAGGCCATTGGGCCAGATGCGGGGGTTGCTTACGGCAACGACCTATTGCAAGGGAATCTGCTGCCTACAGCCGTAGTGATGTCGTCATCAATTGTTAAGAAAATAGGCTATATGGTTCCGCCGGTGCTTGTGCACATGTATATGGACAACTTCTGGCTTGAGCTTGGAAAGTCGCTTGGTAACCTAAGATACCGTGAAGACATAATTATTGAGCACATGCATCACCTCAACGGAAAGTCCAAGCCAGACGCAACATATATGGAGACAAACAATGAATCGATGTACGCAATTGATTCGGAGTCATTTCATCGCTACATGACAACTCAATTCTCTAATGACATTAGAAAGATACTGGGGCTATGAACATTTTAATTACTGGCAACAGGGGCTTTGTTGGTCGCCACTTCCAAAAGTTCTATGAGGACCAGGGTCACAAGGTTCTTGGGGTAGACATCGTAGATGCATTGGACGTAAGGAAGTTCTTTTCTTTTGCCAACCACACTAAGTTTGACCTCGTGGTACACCTTGCCGCCGTCGTTGGCGGAAGGGCAAAGATTGAGGGAAATCCGCTGTCTGTTGCAGTAGACCTTTCAATCGATGCGGAGATGTGGCAGTGGGTTATTAGGACAAAGCAGCCGCGGGTCGTGTACTTCTCTTCTTCTGCAGCATACCCAATCGATTTGCAAAGAAAAGAAGCGCACCAGAAGCTCAAGGAGGCCGACATCAACCTTAACAACATCAGAAATCCAGACTTGACGTACGGGTGGTCAAAGCTCACCGGAGAATACCTTGCTCAATTTGCAAAAGCTGAGGGTGTTAAGGTTCACATATTCCGTCCATTCTCCGGCTACGGAGAAGACCAGGCATTGGACTACCCATTTCCTTCGTTTATTAAGCGTGGCCTTGACCGAGACAACCCGTTTGTTATATGGGGGGACGGAACGCAGACGAGAGATTTCGTTCATATCTCTGACGTTGTTGGCTGTGTTGAAGCAGCGGTATCGATGGAGTATGATGGTCCACTAAACATAGGAACAGGCCATGCTACAAGCTTTATGGACTTAGCGGAAATGGTGGCCAAGCACTCTGGATATTTCCCAAAGTACCAATTGCTTAAGGATAAGCCCGAAGGCGTCAACTGGCGCGTCGCAGATACCACTGAAATGTCAAAGGTATACAAGCCAAAGATTGACCTGGACGAGGGTATCGCACGAGCGCTAAAACACATGAAGAAGATTTCCTAGGAGGGAAGATGACAAGCAAGCAGCAAACATTCGAAGAAACCTTTGAAGAAATTTACGACGAGGCGTTTCAGCTGCTCTGTCAGAAGCAGGCGCGATATGGAGATTCAAACATCGAGCAGCTTGGACTGCACGGCGTGATCAGCAGAATTGCGCACGATAAGGTGGCAAGGGCAAAGAAGTTTATGAACGGAACAATCGTTGGCGGACAGGTAAAGCTGGCACCTATGGACGACGACGAAGAGGAGTCCCTTGAAGACACACTTCTTGACATTGCCAACTACGCCTTGATTGCGATTGCGCTACGAAGAGGTAAATGGGGGCGGCCGCTAAAGTCGGAAATTGGAAATCGATAACGTGTCTGAGCAAAAAGATAGGATTGAGCTGGATTATACGCAGTTTGCGTACGAGCTCAAGGAGCTGTACCCGGGAATGACCAAGCGAGATGCCGCCCTAAAGCTGGCAACTGAGCTCAATGGATACAGCAAAAGCTCTGTGCTAGCGTTCTTGTATGGCCATCGCAGGATAACCGACAAGTTCCTGCTGGATTTTATTCAGCATATTGCCTCCAAGAACCGCACCGAAGCAAACCAAATCATTCAGCGCATAAAGATGTCCTCACCGAGTCGACCCGCAACAAAGAAAATGCTGCAGTCGGCAAAGCAGGGCGAGTTAATGCAGAAGGCAATTGACAAGATGTGCGGTGTTTGCGCCGGAGAAACCCCCGAAGAGGGCGGGTACTGCTGGGACAAGGGGTGCCCACTCCGCGCCTTTAGCAAGTACCAGCTGAAGGGCCAGCAATGAGCAAGAACGGAATGGCAGACATACTTGCAGCAGCCGCGCACCAGGGCAGAATTGCTGGAAAAATTGATGCATTACGTAAACTGTCTGAACATATCGAAGAAAAAAGGAAGTCAATGATTGAAAAGCAATACGAAGGGGAATACAATCGCGGCTATGTGGATGGCCTGAACGTATCGTTCATGACAATTATTGAAGCAGCACGAAGGGGCGACATATGACAGAGCCACAAATCTGGACAGTGTTTAATCGTGACGACGAAAGCGGAATGTGGATGTGGGCGCTTATTGGCAGGGGGAGCAGGTATGTCTACGGAATTGGGACATCCCAAAGCGCAGACGATGCCGCCAGTGACGCCCGGATCGCGTATAAGAACATTGGGAGCCCAAGTGAAAAAGAGGAATAGCTCTGCCGGGTGGGCAGATCCTACCCCGACAAATAGAGACTATTCGGTTGAGAATAGTAAGGCAAGAAGTGCTGCAGACTCCCTTGCCGGGTTCCTCGACGTCGTAGCCTCTAACGCTACCGTAGAAGAGGGATCAATGTCAAAGAGCAGCGAGGGGTTTTGCTATATCGCAAAGAACTCAAAAACAAGGAAGTTTCATGGTCATGCCGGTATGAATATCGGCGACAATCGCATTTCGGTGACATTCCAGCAGCCAACTATAAATGGGTGTGAGCTTTTCGTTCACTCATGGGCGAACCATGCAATTACAAATCTAAGGTACAAGTCAAAGTGATTAGCAAGAAGCAGGAGATATTAAAAATTCTCCAAGACAAAAAGAATACATGGGTAGATTCCAAGCTCCTCTTGGACGTCACGGTAGGAGGAGAAAGATTCGGCGCCAGGATTGAGGAGCTTAGGAAGGACGGCTATATTATTGAGACAAGGCAAAACCCGGACCCCTCAAAGAAGTCATGGCAATACCGACTAGTGGTTGTTGACATGAATCGAAGGGGCGGGTGGATTTGCAGCGGATGCGGGGCCATTGAGAA